CTTGCTCAAACAAGATATTAAGCGCGGTGACTGTATCAATAACCACTGTTTTAAACTCATGGTCTTGAGTCACCAATTCGCGTAATTGCTCAAGCAAGACATCGCTTGTTTTGATGTTGCGCTTGGCATTTGGGATTGGCAATTGTGGGAAAAATGCAGGTTGTAAATCATCTGATACTGTTTCAAAAACGCTAGTCGCGTTCTCTGCTTGAATAAAAATAGGTTTAGGGAATAAACCTGCTAGTGAGCTTTTACCACTTCCAGCGAAGCCGACAATAGTAACAACTGGCGCTTGCGGTGTGGCTTTTTTGACTTGTTCTAAAAATGACATTTTGTGTTGCTCCGATTGGATTTTGTGGGTTATCAAGTGAGCCATTGGCTGCGCTTGATAGACACAACTTAATTGAATTTTATTGTTATGTCAACAAAAAAATGTAGAAAACCTATATTTTTATTGTTATTATGCCAACATCTTAAACAAGCATAGAGACTAAAAAAATGAGCAATACACGACTTTTAACTATTCCAGAAATTCGTGAGCGTTTACAAGATAGACGGTTAGAGATGGTGGCGGTTGCGACTGGCTTACATTACAACACTGTTTTGTACTTAAAAACTGGCAGTGCTACAGGTGCAAACATTTCGACAATCGAAAAACTCTCAGCTTATTTATTAAAAGATTGTGAGTGTGATTGCATTAGTAATAAAAGCAACTAAAACAGGGCTATAACAATGATTAGCGAAATTTACGACTATATAGATGCAGGCTTTAAAGTGTTTGGCTTGCATGGCTCAAGCGGTGGCGCGTGTAATTGTGGCGATGTTGAATGCACCGCTATTTTAAAGCATCCAGTTATGAGCAACTGGCAAAGCGTACCGCATTGGTCAGAAGACCAAATTGAATGTTTTAATGAGCTTGGCCATTTTAACAGTGGTTTTGGTGTCATTGTTAAAGGCTTTTTGGTGATTGATGTTGACGCTAGAAATGGCGGCGTAGCATCGTTTAAAAAGCTGTGTAAAGATGTGCCAAACATTTTAGACTGTGCATTTGTGGTCAATACGGGCAGCGGTGGCGGTAGTCAGCATTGGTATTTTAAGTTAAACGATGTTGACGCTAAAAAATCACTTATGCAAACGCATAAAAAATATGCTGGCATTGATTTTAAAACAAGTGGCTTTGTAGTTGGTAGCGGCTCATTACACCAAAGCGGCTCTAACTATGAGACGGTCAAAGGCTATCCACAGGACACGGATTTTGCGCCTGATGATTTAATATTTTTACTTGAGCGTCCTACGTTTTTTAGAGTTAGCAACAATGGCTTAGATTTAGATATTGATGAACAGCATATTGTTAATTTATTGGCCTTTGTTAATGCTGATTGTGATTATAACGAGTGGGTAACAGTCGGCATGGCCATTCATCATTGCTTAAACGGTGGAGGCTTTGAGATTTGGGACGCATGGAGCAAGGACAGCGCAAAATATAGCAATGCAAGCACATTACAAAAACACTGGCATTCATTCGGTAAAACGGCCAACCCTGTGGGCTATGGCACGTTATTACATTATGCAAATGAGGGAGGCTATTGTGAGCCTGTGACGTTTGTTTATGATGGTTCGCTTGGTGTTGTTGATGATGAATCTAGCGTAAATCTTGACAGTGTAAAGAATGATAAAGATGTAAAAACAAAAAGCCTTTTAGATGAGCCAATAGACTTAAAGAGGCCGCCTGATTTTTTGGGTGAGCTAACGCAATGGATTAATGACCAGTGTTTGTACCCACGCGAAAACCTAGCCGTGGCGTGTGCGCTTACGGCTGTTAGCAGTTTGGCAGGTATGCGCTACATTGATGAATTGGACGGCATTACGCCAAACATTTTATCTTTTTGCGTTGCAGGTAGCGGCACAGGTAAAGAGCAAATAATGCAATGCTATTTAAACATTGCAAAGGCGGCAGGTGTGCAAGCTGCGATTCATGGCGGCTTTAAGTCAGAGCAAGAAGTGTTACGCAATCTAATAAGACATCAAGCCGCGTTCTATTGTATTGATGAATTAGGCTTAGTGCTTAATAAATTGGCCAATGCCAGTAAAAAGGGCGGTGCATCATACTTAGAGGGCGTGGTGGGTGCGCTAATGAGCGTCTATTCAAAAGCTAATGGTTATTTACCAATTACGGGCGATTTAAAAGAGGAGCTAAAATCTAAGTTACTTTTAGAATATGCACAAGTTGAGAAAAAATTAGAGAAGTTACCCGAAGATACAAGCAGCGACACACAACGTCAAAGGCTAGACGAAGCCAAAGATGCAATCATGGCAAACATTAACAACGTGGACAACGGCTTAGAGAATCCATATTTAACGATGATGGGTTTTACCACGCCTGTTACGTTTAACGAGCTTATGACTTTTGAAATGGCAACCAATGGTTTTATGGCGCGTTCTATGATTTTTACAGACTTAGAGACTAATCCAAAACGCAAAAAGCACTTTAAAAAGCAAGCCATGCCTGAGTATTTAGCCAACACGCTACGCAATCTATACGCGCATGGCCACTATGACGCATTAGAACGCACAGGTGCGCGTATTGAGCAATTGGGCGATAAGACTACACTTCCAACGTCTAAAGACGCTATAGAGCTTTTAAATGAGGTTTACGAGCGTTTCTATAGTTTAGCTGAGTATCACAAAGCAACCACTGGCTTAGAGGCTATTGCAAGACGTGGTTATGAGCTTGCATCAAAGATAAGTCTGATTTGTGCCATGCCGAGCGGCTTGCGTACTGTTGACCATGTTAAATACGGTTATGCGTTAGCACTGGCAGACGTGGAGCTTAAAATTAAGCTATCGTATAGCGAGGACAACAAAAAGAGCGGCGATGGTTTGGCGGCTAAGGTTTTATCCATCATCGACAAAGAACACGGCGAGACTTTGGGCGTTATCTGTAATCGTTTACGCGGCACGCCCAAACCGCAGGTCGAAACACTACTAGCCGAGATGGTGGGTAAGGGAATGCTAAAAGCGGTTGAATGTGAAAAAAACCATACAAAAGTTAAATATATACGCTATTACACTGTATAACTTTTGTAACTTAAAAAAGCCCTTAACACGGGCTTTTTTTTCGCAACCAGTAAAAATAGATTGTTTTTTGTTCTGTTTTTTAAAATTTGCCGAGTATGATAGTATTGATAGTAGATTGATAGTTGGCCAATTTTGCAAATTATATTTTTAGAATCAATAACTTACGGCGATAAATAGTATAATAGTATGATAGTTATATATTACACACATCCATCACCTTAGAAATACCCCTATACTCTTTTTAAAATTACAATACAGTTACATAAAATTACTTTACTTTATACTATTTATATGTTATAATTATATATACTAAAGGTCTTATTAGGGTTTAGCCTATTCTAAAATTAGATAGGCTTTTTTTATGCCTAAAAATCCCCGATTTATAGTATCTTAAAGCTATCATACTATCATACTATTAAGCCCTACAGCCCTTGATAAATATAGATAGTATGATAGTAACCTTTTACTATCGTTACTATCATACTCAAAAAATCAAAAATAATTAAAATTATCCCAAAACAACACTATGAAAAAAGCGTAGTTAAACGCTACAATATTTATGGGAGCGTCAAATATCGCGTATAAGCGATTATTAGTAATAAAGTGGTGCGTACCCTACCGCCCACAACAAAATAACGCCATGTATAGCCATTATCGTTGCGCTAAATTGATTTAATGATGTGGAGTATGGCGAGTTGTTGAATGGTTACTGTGGTGTTGTGCAAGATTGTCACAAAATGACAGCGACAAACTAACGATAAATGCATAAACTAATTTTGCGGCTAGAGATGCAACTCGAAAACGTCTAGTCAACGCTGCCGCAATCATCGACTAAACCTATGACTGGGGTATCAAAAAATGCTTAAACCATCAAAACGTCATTTTTTGCGCTATGACGCGCAAACGTACGAAACAAACGGGTTTATTGAAGTATCAGGCAAAGTGCGTGAATTAGCACAAAAGCCGCGTTTTTGGTCTGTGACTGCAACAGCAAAAACACAAAATCCAAAAACAGGCGAAATACAAAAAAAGCACTTTAATTTTAAAACACCTGATCGTTTTATGTTGAGTGAGTTAGCTCCGATTGTTAATCAAGAGATACACAAAGACGAAGATTATCTACAAGATTGCATATCGGTTTTAGTATGTGCGCGTGTGATGACAGAGGGTGGGTTATGAGCACTATAAAACAATACGCCGCTTTTTTACAGCAAAACCCAAAAATAACCCAAGAGTACGCGATGGACGTACTAAAAAAAACTAGGCCACAGTTAAAGCGTATTGAACGTGTGGCAGGGGTTAAACTAAAAAAATGCACTCTGTATAATGCTGACAAAATCAATGATTTGGATATTGTTATCGTGTGGTGTGCGTTAAACACTACAAAACCAACATTAAAAAAAGTTATTTATTTTATTCGGCAACAGTTGGGTATAGATCTAAGTCATTACAAACTAAAGCAAAAATTGGCAAAGTTTGGTCTGCTAATGGAAAAAATAAAAACACAACAAACTTACTATGCTAATAAATTTGCTAAGGAGTTTTTAAAGTGAGGGCTAAACTAAATTTAAAAGACGTGCTAGAAGTAGAGGAGCAAGAGCTAAGCATTGGTAAAAGTGCGTATTTGCTAGATGTTGCTGTTACAACATTGGCGCGATTTATTAGAGATAATCGCATCGTGTGGCGTGGCAAAAAACGCTTTGGTTATAACCCATACAGCAACAATCAATTAATTTTAGCAAGTGGCATACCGTCAAGCACGGTGTACGGAAGAATGGCAAAAGGTTTAACTCTACACGAAGCGTTAGAATACAAAAAATGGGCAAAAATAAATGAATGACGCAATCAACCCAAAACACTACACAATATAGTGACAACACACTACATATATTATATAATGCAATATATGTAATGATTATGGTGTTATATGAAATATTGTGGTTGTTGTTCTAAGGATTTGCCTTTAGATGCTTTTGCAAAAAATAAAGCAAAAAAGGACGGTTTGCAAGAAAGATGCAGGATGTGTAGGGCAAGCCACCACCAAGCTACTAAGCACAAAAGACCTGCGCCTACAAAAGAATCAAAAAGAAAATGGTTAATATCAAGTTACGGATTAACCCAAGACAAGTATATAAAAATGCTGGAAGAACAGGGAAATAGTTGCGCTATATGCCATTCAAAAGATTGGGGGAAGCCTTCGCCAACCATAGACCATTGTCATTCTACAAATGCAGTTAGAGGTTTATTATGTAATATGTGTAACCGTGCGCTAGGTATGTTTAAAGATAATTCGGAGATTTTAGAAAATGCAGCAAAATACCTTAGAGAAAGTAGATTTAGTAAATAACCCTCCCCACTATCAGCACCCGAGCGGCGTTGAATGTATTGAGATAACCGAGCATTTGATGTGCAATAGGGCGAATGCCATTAAATACGCATGGAGGGCGAACGATAAGGGGTGTACACGCGAGGATTTGCAAAAATGTGAGTGGTATATCAACCGAGAAATAAAACGCTTACAGAGAGGCAATAACGTGCCTGATTATTCGTATGACTTAGACGTGGTTTATACGAGATTGTACGATTATTACAAAGACTATGAGTTTGATAAGCGATTGTTTGATTTTATCAGCAATCTGATTCACGGGGGCGAGGAGCGTTTAGCTTATGCGTTAAAAATTGTTGA